GCGCTTGTCGAATTCGCAGCGCAGATGCGCGTCGCGGTCGTACATGTCGTCGAACAGCTGGTGCTGGGCGACGATGTTGCCGGTGACGGCGTCCTTCAGGATGCGCGCCGCCTTCGCGGGCGTGAGGCCGTCGAGCTGGGACTGCACCAGCTCGTACGTGAGCGCCGCGACGCGCGCGGTCTGCGGTTCGCGCAGGATGCCGGTATCGATGGGGGTGCCGTGTTGGTCGAGGATGGTTGTCATGGTTCTTCTGGCGAGACGTAGGTCCGAAAGAGATGATTCGAGGCGCTTAAATCACAACAAATTGTCCGGCCTTACATGCCGCCAGACCTCGGTTATCATTGGCACACGGCAAGGGAGGCATGAGTCAGGCCCACCTCTTGCCGACGGGGGATGGCTCCCTCGGCTGCGTGGATGCCAAACACGCTTAAGGTGAGACGGAGGGGGCGCGGCATTCCCGCGAGAAACCGACCGCCTTGCCGACCGCTCGGGTGCATTCGCGGTAACACCAGGGCAAGCGCCCGGCAAGGCGCTATACAAATGCCAACCTTCAAAACGTTGGCGGGCCCGCCAGCTCTGAATTGAGGCAACGCCGATGTTCAAGCTGACGATGAGGTTCGAGTTGGATCTCGCCGCGCTCGCCGAGCTCATTCGCTGGGTGGCGTGGTTGTACCTCCTGCTCGGTACCTGAGTAGGCCCGGGGCATCGCTTGTATGGCTGTGCCCCGGGCGCGACTCGATGGCGAAGCATCAAAACATCCTCCGCGACCCGAACCCGCCGAAGTCATCACCGCCAACGCTGCCGCCCCCATGCCGCGCCACGCTCTGAAACCCGCCGATGCTCCCCATGCCGCTGGTCGCGGCCATCCACAGCATCTGCAGCGCGTCCGGACCGTCGTCGTGGTCGCCCTTGGGGAAGTGGCGTAGCTGGTCGATTAGCGTGGTCTGGCTGGGGTGCAGACGGATCAGGCCGTTTGCCATGTGCGGCTGCAGGCTCTCGATGCGCAGCAGCTTGTCCGCGATCGGCTGCACGCCCCGCGCCGGTACCGGGATGCCCCGGGCGGCGGCGCGCTTCACCAGCTCCGAGTACAGGAAGGCCTGGAACTGCACGGTTTCGATAACCCACAGCAGGCAGCGATACTCCGCCTGGTAGGCGATCACGTCTTCGATGATGCGATCGGGCAGGCGCTTCTTGATGCCGGCCTCGACGACGTCCAGGATGCCGGTCGATCGGTTGAACCCGCCGACCAGGATCGCCGACGGGTCGCGGCTCGCCCCGGCCTTGCCCAGCGACGGGTCGCAGGCGCCGTAGAAGATCCAGTCCGCGAGCCGATTGACCCAGAACTGGATGACCTTCGCGAACGGCGCATTGTCACCGGCCACCGGGTCGTTCTGGTACTCGCTGTCGAAGGTGTCGTGGCCGTCGCGGGCGCGGATCTTCATCAGCGCCAGCAGCGGCCGGGCCGCCCAGCTGCATTCCGAGCCAGCCTCCATCGCATCGCGGTGCTCCTGGTAGAACGCGTCCGCGGCGTCCTCGCCGTCGTTGCGCAGGCGCTCTTCCCAGCGTTCCCACAGGTCCATGCGGTCCGGCCACTTCAGCAGCGCCTTGAACTTCGCCGCGCGCCACAGCTTGTTCGCCAGCGTGCGATTCAGCACCGAGTCATAGTGCAGGATGGTGCCGATATACACTACGTCGAACTTCGCGCCCGCGCCGCCCAGCGGCAGGATGGTCTTCGACACCCAGCTCTGCAGCTTGTCGCGCTGGTCGGGGTTGCGCACCTGCTCGTCGTTCTCGATGTCGTCGAGCACGGCCAGATCCGGCCGATAGGGACCATGCCGCAGGCCGCGCAGCTTCTTGCCCGAGCCCGCCACCTGCACCTTCGCGTCGTTGCGCGTGACGATCGTCCCCGCCTGCCACACGCGCCCCTGGCCGGTGACCTCGGGGAAGTCCATCTGCAGCCGCGGGTTGAACTCCAGCTCGGCCTTGATCGCCTCCAGCATCGGATACGCCTGGTCGATCGAGTCCATGACGATCACCGGGTAACGCTTGCGGCCGGTGACCAGGCACCACAACACGAAGAGCTGCGAAACCAGCGTCGACTTCGCCTCTCCTCGAGGAGCGGCGATCGCATCGGTCTCGCTCTTGCTGCTGGCGACGATCTCCGGCAGCCGCGCGAACAGGTAGTCGTGCAGCCGCGAGCGGTGCGGGCTGCGGACGTAGTGCGGAAAGTAGGTCCCGACGAAGTAGCCGAAGTCCGCATGCGCGGCTTTGCGGCGCTTTTGGCACTCGGCGGGGTCCGGATCGAAGCCGGTGACCTCGGCCTCGATCCGGGCGCGGAATGAGGCGGCGAGGTTGGCGAGGTCGGCGAGGAACGTCTTTCGGCTAGACTTCATTCCCATCGCACCAATCCAAACGGGGTACAGCCATGCTGGATATGATCGCAAGCGGACTTACCGCTCTGAGTACTGCGCGAGACATCGCCAAAGGAATCGCGAGCATCAAGGAAGAGGTTGCGGTTCAAATGAAGGCAGCCGAATTGCTGACGATCATCGCGGACGCGCAAGGTAGTCTGATCGACGCACAGAGCAAACTCTCGGACTTGCAGGACGAACTGAAGGGTGCTCGTGAGGAGTTGGCGCGACGCGCCCAATTTGATCGGTATCGGCTGGTTGAACCCTTCCCGGGAACGTTCGTGTGGCGCTTGGACGAAACGGCGCGCGGATCGGATGAGCCTTCGCACGACCTTTGCCCCTACTGTAAGGAGGACGGAACGCTGTCGATCTTGATGGGCCCGACGGAGGATTCCAACGCTAAGACATGCAAACGTTGTAAGAAGGCTTTCCCGATAAGTCGCCAACAGAATAGTCGGTTGTGGTGACGGGGCTAGCGTCTCAGCCATACGCCCTCGCAATCTCGTCTCCGAACGCCTCGAGCTGCTCCACGAACTCCCCGGCCAGCGCCGGCTTGCGCTTCGCCATGAACTCCCCGAAGCGCTTGAGCACGTCCATCGCGATCGCCAGCTTGTCCGTCTCCGGCATCAGCCGCCGCGAGACATTCGCCAGCTTGTGATACGAGTCGCCCAGGCTCGCGAGCATCTGCACCTTGGTGGTCGGGTCCATGTCCGGCGCGGCCTGGATGGATTCGATGGTGGCCTGCACCTGCTGCACCATCACGGCCAGCGTCTGGCGCACCACGTCCTCGATACCGCCCCCGGCGATCATCTGCGCGCTGCGCGCCTTGTCCCAGTCGTCACCCGCATCCTTCGCCTCGCGCTTCCAGCGGCGCGCGGTCGCGGTCGGCACGCCTTCCTTGACCGCAGCGACCTCGAGGCCGAGCTGGTCGAAGACGTAGGCGGCGCGCACGGCGCGGCGTGTGTCCTCACCGTGGGCCATCAGACTTGCCCCGGCTCCGGCCGCTTCACCCCCGGCACCTGCGCGCGCCCCAGCGCAACATCGGCACCACGATCCGTAAGCGTGGCCACGTCGTTCGTCCACTCCACCAGCCCTTGCTCGGCCAGCCAGGCGCAATCGGTCGTCAGCCGGTCGAGGCTCACCATGTAGCCGACCAGGCCGATCTGCTCGCGCAGCCCGCGCGCCGGCATCATGTAGGCGGGGGCCATCACCAGCGCCAAAAGGATCGCGCGGCGGCGGTCCTTCTCGACCATCTGTTCAGCGGTGTTCATCGCATCCCCTTCTCGGCGATCTGCGCCAGGATCAGGCGCAGCGTGTCGTTCATGCCCCGCATCTCGCCGGCCATCTGGCTTACGGATTGCGCGGTGGTGTTGATCTTGTCGTACAGCTTGCCCAGGTCGTCGTGCGTGGGGGACCGCTCCAGGCGCCCCTCCAGCCGCGCCAGCCGACGGTCCTGCTCGTCGGCGCGGCCGTCGAAGTCGGTGCGCAGCTCGCTGAACTTCCTGTCGACTTCCTTGTTGCGATCGCCGTAGCGCACGTACAGCCACAGCCCCGTAGATGCTGCGGCGTTGATCAGGCTGCCCAGTACGGCAATCCCGAACTTGATCTCATCGAACGTCACCGTGCCGCCCCCTTGCGCTTCTCCAGCGAACGGGCGCC